TATCAGGCTATGGTAAGTTTATTCTAGTTATAATGGGAAGGGTGGGGTGTCGGGGCACGAAGTGGGGCGACTTCTTTAAAAATTTTTTATATGGCTAATGGTGGGCGTATCACTACCCACCACTAACCTAGTTGCTATTTAGTCATATCGGGGAATATGTCTAGCAGTTGTAATGTATCTACGATATTCATGTAGTTGCAGTCTACTGTTATACCTTTGTACATGATTTTGATTGGCTCATAATATACGTTGGGTGTAGCAGATAAATGCTCTACTTTATCATTGATTTCTTTAAGCGTACCCGAATAAGTTTGTATATGAGATACTAACTTATCATCTAATGTGGGTGCGATTACTTCAAATGTTATTTGCATATGTTTCCTTTCTAAGTGCGTAGCACTTACGCCGAGCGTTAGCTCGGCGTTCGCACTATGTACTATCTACGATATGTTTTCTTAGCTGTACTTTTACCCTTACTACTCCAAGACTTCATCTCTTCTTCGCATAGTGCGAGAGTACGAACTTTGTTCTTGGTAGCTTTTGCAATGGTATCTTTACCAAGTGCGTCAAGTAACGCTTTAGGTAATCTACCTTGTTTCGTTAGCTTGAACTCACCTTTTTTCAAGATTGTTGGGCATTCGCTCAATATATCTTGAAATTGCATGATAGCTTTGTAACTACCACTTGGGATTTGTTGTAAGGTACTATCGATTGGAATACCTTTGTCATTGGATTGTCCAATGAAGTAAATGTATTTACCAGTTTTGTTATCGATAGATTTTACGCCTATGAATGGTGTATTAAGAAATGCACCACCCGAATAGACTTTAGGTTGTTTAACCCATGTATCAGTCATTTTATTCTCCTTTTCTATATGACAATACTAAGTAATACTTCTATATAAAATATAAAAGAGTTACAAAAAATGAGCGAGTATGCTTTTTTAAGTTGTCAAATTTGTTTTGTATCCTATTGCGTAGCTTGAGTGGAAATATTTGCAATGAATTTACGAAGTAAAGAAAGGCTTAAATATTTATAAGGGAGAGCCCAGCATATTGCAGAATAAATTTTACTACTTCCGAAAAGTATGCTAGAACGAAAAATGGAACTCTTTCTTGTACAGCACCACGATTTTTATTCACGAAACATTATGCTGTACTAATTGCAGATAAGCAAGAAGGGGTGGTGGTCGGGGGAAGGGAAGGGAGTTCACAGTTCTATTTTTAGTAGGGGTAACTTGTGTGAACAGTCTGGAGAGTTTGTATCGTTTTAATGCAAAGGCTAGGTAAAATACGACAAAGAACTACATACCTACTATATATAGTGTTATTTAAGTCCACGAAGCACTCAATGTGCGTAGTGCAGAAAACGTTGGTGTACACATAATGTAAAGCAAACTGCTGGTGTGCACGGCGAGTGTTAATCGGCACTAGGGGGTATGGTATTATGTAAGTAGTCAATAAATTACTGGTAATTTTAGCTACATAAAAAAAGGTAGCTAGTAATCCTATAAGTTGTTATAAACTCTATCGCTAGAGTAAGTTACAGGTTACAGATGTAGAAACAATCCTATAAGTTACTAACTACCTAATGTAGTATTTTAACATACTTACAGTAAAAAATGAAGTCTAAAAGACTTATTTTTACAGTACGCTTGTAGGGGGTTGTTTCAGGCAGTAGCGGACATATATGCTACGCACATAAAAAAAATTGAGTTTTCTCGTTTCGAGAGTCCTTGGGTACTGACTTTGTGGTAATCCCATTCCATCTGGTAGATGCAGTCAGCTTTTTGCCGTCCGATAGCTCTTACCTGTAACTCTGTAGTTGTAAAAAACTATTTGTTAAATTTACTATAGTGCTATAATTTTTTAAATCAAGTTACAAAGGAGAAAGATGTACAATTTCAAAGAACAGAATGATATTGGTCAGATAGGTGAAAAACTTATCAAGAACTTTTATCATAGTCAAAACAAACAATATGTAGCACGAGATGCACTTATGGAAGAACAGATGAAAGGTTCTGATTTGTTTGTAGTTGACGGACACCTCAATACTAGATATGTAGAGGTAAAGACAGACACAAAAGCATATGATACAGATAATGTAGCTTTTGAAGTATACATACAACATGAGGACGGAAAAGTCACCATAGGTGCAGCAATGAAAACATTTTCTGATTTTCTTTTCTACTGGATTTTCCCCACCACGAGAGTCCTTTACTGGCAGCCAAAAGATATAAATCCTTATATTCTTAAATGGTTAGAAACAGAGAAACTTGTTGATGTAGAAAACAAAAAATTTTTTTCACGCAACTTAATAGTACCAATAAGCACAGTGCTAGATACTGGGGTAGTCAACGAGCTGCACTTAGATTACGGAATGGTAGAAGATGTGTTACAAGGGGTTGACGGCATTTCTGCCGTCTTAGTCTAGGTAAAGGAGGAAATCCTAGACTTACCCCTCTCTATCATTTTATCTAGTAAAATATGAAAATGGTTGACAAATGTGGCAGTTGTAACAGACCTAAAGATAAACGCAATAAAAAGATAGTTTGTGTTAATCTAGGATGTATAGATTATCTAAAATAGGAGCAACTATGCCAAAACATAAAGGCAAAAAAAAGAAGAAAAAAATGGGAAGGATGTATTAGGATATGCCTAATATAAAAGGAGGTCCAAACATTTTTCGTACGCCTAGTCATTTAAAAGATTGGGCTATAGAGTTATCTGATGCGTGTGGAAGCGTTATAATTAATAAGAAACCAAATGTATCTAAAGTAGATGCTTTGATAGAAAAATTTGTTATGGACTATAACGAGAACTTGGAGAAATTTAATGGCGAAGAAAAAACCAAAACGAAAACCAATTAACGCAAAGACTAAAGCTACTTTACAAAAAAAAGCAGCTAATTCAAAATATACATATGGACAACTCGCACAAGTATACAGAAGAGGACAAGGAGCTTATTTATCATCAGGTAGTAAGTCAGCTTCCATGGCTGCTTGGGCTATGGGCAGAGTTAATTCCTTTATTAGGGGTGGTCATTCTCAAGATAATGACATAAAGCGTAAAGGTAAAGGTAGTGCCAAAAAGAAAAAAAAGTAAACGTAAAGTACCTTATGAAAAAGGTGTACCTAAAAAATATCTTGATAATAAAAAGAAATCTAGGTCATCTGTAGCTGCAGAAATAAAAAGAACTTCTAAGGCTTATAAAGAAGGTAGATACATAGATTTGAAAGCTGTACAGAAATCAAGGGCTGTAAAAAAAAGAAAGAAGAAATAATGGCTAAAACTGTAAGTTGGATGTGGAAGGGTAAGAGATACTATGGAACTCTTATTAGAGAAACTAAGACACATAAGTTTGCTAGAACTAAAAATGGCAAAATAAAAAAGATAAGGAAAAAATAATGGCTATTACATATAGAGGAGAAAAATTTTCTGGTTACAACAAACCGAAGCGTACTCCTAAACACCCTACTAAATCTCATGCTGTATTAGCAAAAGAAGGTAGCAAAGTCAAACTTATAAGGTTTGGACAACAAGGTGTATCTGGTGCTGGTAAAAATCCAAAGTCAGCAAAAGACAAAGCTAGGAGAAAATCATTTAAGGCTCGACATGCAAAGAACATTAAAAAAGGTAAAATGTCTGCAGCATATTGGGCTAACAAAACAAAATGGTAAAGAACATTATTTGTATCGCACCTGATTGCGATAACACTTTACCTGAAAATAAAACAAAATATTGTAGTGATAGATGCTACAAAAGAATATCTCAACGCATACATAGAGCAAAAGAAAAAGGTGAGACATACGAAATTCCTGTTAAAGAAATAAATAAACCAAAAGCTGCAACTATAAGAAGAGGAGCATTGTATGACAAGTTTAGAAACGAAGGTTATGCTGCTGAACTAATAGCAGAAGAACTTACAAGACAAGATGTTGCAGATGCACTTAGTTGTACAACAGGACATGTAGCAAGAATGTTAGCTGCATATAGAGAAGATTTAGAAAAAGACATACAAGCAGAAAACTGGGAAGTATCAGATGATGCAAAACAATCATTAGATGATTTTAAAAATTTTAGAGATAGATACTTTCTTACAGAACTAGGTGTACCTTTTGAAACAGCAGATTTTCACAATAATTGGATTAAGTCAATCAATAAAGCATTACTTAATGGTGGACAACAAATGATACTTAGTCCACCTAGACATGGTAAAACAGAACTACTCATACACTTTGTAGTTTGGTTGATATGTAGAAATCCTAATATAAGAATATTATGGGTAGGTGGTAACGAAGATATATCTAAAAATGCTGTGTCATCTGTAATAGATACATTAGAAAACAATGAAGCTCTAAAAGAAGACTTTTGTGGACCAGGTGGTAATTTTAAACCAGCAACAAGAACAGGTAAGTCATGGTCACAAAATGGTTTTACTGTATCTACTAGAACAGTTTCTGGTATTAAATCACCTACAATGGTAGGTATAGGTAGAGGTGGTAAAATTCTATCAAGAGACTGTGACATAATTATTGCAGATGACATAGAAGACTTCTCATCTACAATGCAACCTGCATCCAGAAACAATACTAAAAACTGGTGGACAACAACCTTAGGTTCAAGAAAAGAAGAACATACAGCTATTGTTGTAATTGGTTCAAGACAACACCCTGAAGATTTATATTCTGCTTTATTAGAAAACGAAGCATGGGAAACAATAGTAGAAGAAGCACATGATTCTATGTGTACAATAGCTGAGTTTGAAGAAGATGAACATAAAGATTGTATGTTATGGGGTGATAAAAGAAGTTTTAAATGGTTGATGAACAGAAAGCGTGATGCACAAACAACTGGTGGATTAGGTAGATTTGAGATGGTTTATCTAAATAAAGCACAATCACAAGGTATAGCATTGTTTAATCCAGAAATTATAAAAGAATGTTATGATGTCAATTTAGATTTAGGTCAAGTACCACAGTCATCTTATTTAGTAGCAGGTCTTGACCCTGCAGCTACAGGTTACCAAGCAGGGTTTTTATGGGCTGTAGATACATATGCAGACTCAATACAGTTACAAATGGTTGATATGGAGAATCAACAAGGTGGTGGACTAGAAGAAGCTAGAAACTTAATAAAGAAATGGTTTGACATGTATGGATGTTATCACTGGGTTATTGAAGAGAATGGTTTCCAAAAAGCTATTAGGCAAGATGAAACAACTAAAAAGTTTGCAAACATAAATGGTATCAAGTTAGAAGGACATGAAACACATAAAAACAAATGGGATGAAAGATTTGGTGTTACATCACTAGCTCCTATGTTTACTGAGAAGGCAATCAAGCTACCTTTTATGTCACCAGAAGCACAAAGTAAATCAATAGCATACACAAAACAACTTGCATATTTTGCATCAAAAGGCAATAAAAACTCTTACAAAAGTGATATAGTTATGGCAAGTTGGTTTCCTATGAAAGTTATTAGGAACTTACAAAAATTAACATATGCAGAGATGGGTTTGGATTACACTCCTAGTTATGAAGGTTATAATATGTTAGACTTAGATGATATACCATGGAGTTAAATTGACACCTGACCAGATTTTAGACAGAGCAATTTATCTAAAGAAGATGCATGATGATGCACTTATAGATAGAGCAAGATTTAGAAGTATTTTAAATGGTGGGGAACAAGGTATAAAAGATTTATTAGGTTCAGGTATGGACCAATTAGATTCTTATACACTTCCTGCACCAAACTTAATGCTGTCTGCTTTAGATAGACTTGCACAAAAAATAGGTAAAGTACCTACATTAGATGTGCATATTACAAATGCAAGAGATAGTCAAAGGAACAAAGCAAAAAAAGATAAGTTAGAAAGAATTATTACATCTTTTGACAAGATGCAAAGATTAGATTTACAGATGCCTCAAGTAGCTAGATGGTTACCAGGTTACGGATTTGCAGTTTGGGTTATAACTTCTAAGGCAGATGCAAATGGAAACATGTACCCATGTGCAGAATTACGCAATCCTTACGATTGTTTTCCTGGATATTATGGAAATATGCAAGAACCACAAGAACTTGCAATCATACAAAAAGTTCCTGTAAAGAACTTAATACAAATGTATCCAGAGCTTAAAGCATATTTTGAAGCTGATAACAAAGAACAACAAGAACAATATTACAACATTACTTATAACCAGTATTCAAATGATGGCTCATGGGAAAACATGGACGAAAATGGTGAAGTAATCCTTGAGTACATGAATATAGAAGGTACATACATATTACATCCTGCATCTCGTAAGATTGTAGACTTTGTACCTAACCCACTGAAACAAGGTCCAGCATTTGTAATTGCAAAAAGATTTTCATTTGATAAGTTACAAGGACAGTTTGACCAAGTTGTCGGTCTTATGGCATCTATGGCAAAGATAAATATTTTATCTGTCATAGCTATGGAGGATGCTGTATTTACAGAAACAAACATTATTGGTGAATTAGAGTCAGGACAGTACCGAAAAGGAAGAAATAGTATTAACTATCTTTCTCCAGGTAGCCAAGTTATCAAGCCAGTTAATAACCTACCATATCAATTATTTGAATCGGTAGGCAGACTTGAAAGACAACTAAGAGTCGTGGCTGGATATCCTGTCCAAGATGACTCTATATCACCAAACTCTTTTGTAACAGGTAGAGGCTTAGAGGAATTAGAAGCTGGTGTTGGAGCTATGGTGTCTGAATATCACACTATATTAGAAAATGCTTTACAAGAAGTAGATTCTAAGAGATTAGAGATGGACGAGGTTTTATTTACAAGAAAAAGAAAACCTATTAGTGGTACATACAAAGGTGCATCTTTTTCAGAAAACTATACACCTGCATCTGATATTGATAAGAATTATGTTACAAGA